CCCATCTACGACTTCCGACCAGGGGTGACGGTGCAGTTGCCCAAGAAAGAGAATCTGCTCAAAGATCTAGGGATTTAGGGCATGGTATCCAATCTACACAAGAACAATCCTGTACAACAGACCCAGTACGCCACGGCGGATGACATCAATTCGACCAAGTCAACCATCAACAAAGTTGACAACTCCAAGCAGTATGTGACCAACATATCAGATCCCAACGTGCTGTATGACTTCGCGTCTTACACTACGTTGTTCACACTGAGTGCCCTGAGCAAGAAGGACCTCGAGAACACCACCACCCTGCTCAACGGCAAACCGCATGACATCATAGTCAGGAGCGCGGGCATAGGCGCCAACGAGAACCAGGACAGGCCAGAGGTCAACGCGGAAAACAAGAAGACCATAGAACAGAATGATCGTCTCAAGGGCGCCATTGACAAGAGCAGGAAAGTGCTCAGTCAGAACAGGGACCTGTACATCAAGAGCGTGACCATGAATTCATTACCGGGGCTGAACGAGAAGAGGAGATTGACTTCCGTGGTGGACATAACCATGGAGATCATTGAACCGTTTGGAATAACACTGTTGGAGAGGGTGCGCGCCGCCGCAATCAACAACAACTATCTAGATCACCTTGACGCACCATACCTGTTGACGGTGGACTTCAAAGGCTTTGATGAGCAGGGACGTGTGCTCAGTGAGAAACAGGCACAGACCATGAGGCGTGTGATACCCATCAAGTTGATTGACATGCAGATGGACGTGAATCAGGCGGGCACGGTGTACACTGTGAAAGCGATACCATACAACGAGTTTGCATTTGTGAACACCTACAGTGAGGTCAAGACAGCGGGCAGTCTGTACCCAGAGGGCAAGACCGTGGCGGATGTTGTCAAGGCGCTGGAAGACATACTGAACCAGGGAGCGGAGGATGACGTCACATCGGGCAAAGTGGGAATCAGGGACAAGTACCAGATATCCATACACGAGGACTTGAATCCAGAGAAACCCTTTTCGACAGAAAATTTAGAACAGACAGGAATGTTCAAACAAAATCAGCAGATAGGTGATGCGGTAGACACAGGAGACGTGCCAGTGGAGTACATGAAGATCAAATCCGGTGATAACATGGTAAAAATACTAGAAGAGATAATGAAAGGACACCCGGACTTCACCGAGAAAAAATTCAAGCAATTCAGACAGAAAGCATCCAGGGAGTTGGGCAAAGCGCAGTTCACAGGAGGAGCACAGGCTGTGCTGGAGCAGGCCCAAGAATTTTATTTCAAATATTTCAAGATAAAGTCCAGCGTGATACCGGACGACAGTGGATTTGATTTGAAGCGTGCCACAAATCCCAAAATTATAAAATTCACCATAGAACCATACAAGGTACATGCCTATTCGTTATCCATTCCGGGGGTGAGCACAGGAAAGAATTTCAAGAACTTCGTGTTTAAGACCTACAACTACATATTCACTGGTGACAACGTGGATGTTTTAGACCTCAACATAAATTACCGGGTGGCATACTTCCAAGGAACGCTGAAAGATGTGCAGGCGCAGAACTCCAGGAAAAACACGGTAGAGAACGTTCGGGGACAACGGACGGGCACAACAACGGCCGTTGATAATTTCGGAGATGGCAATCTGTTGTTGAAATCAGAACCAACTATATTCAGCAGTGAAGGCACGGGAAAGACCGGCGGAACTCCCACGGAGTTGGACGCTTTCCTTGACACGCTCACACACCCACTGGCTGACATGGTCAACATAAGGATGGAGATACTGGGAGATCCCGCGTGGCTGGGGCAGTCACAGTTCATACCCGTCAATCCCGAGTTGTTTGGAACAAAAAGGATACACAGGGACGTGGACATGGACTACTGGCAAGGCAACAGGAACAGGATATGGAACGACAGACTGCGTTGCTACAATCCGGATGTGGCCGAACCCATAATACTTTTAAATTTCAGGATGCCCACAGACATCAATGACAGGACCGGGGTATATGAACTGCAGAGTGACCAATCCGCTGAGTTCAGCGGACTGTATAGGGTGATAGGCGTGGAGCACAATTTTTCCGACGGCAAGTACACCAATGTGCTACAGTTGACCAGGTTCAACAACCAGGGTGTGGTGATATCAAATCCTGTACCGACCGCCACTGTGCTCAGCAAGGATGGAACAACATCCGAGGTAAAAACCGCGAGCGAGGCCGCCGCACTCGTTACTGAACTACAGGGTGTGTACAAGGATGTAAGTAACATTGGAAGAAAGTTCACGGACTTGATATCTAAAATTAAAGGATTTTTTGGCTAATGGCACAGAATGATTATCTAAAGGGACACGCATCGACCAAGAAGTCGTCGGGCAGTAGTTGGAACCAGGAATGGACTACGACCAACCCAGGACCGTACCTGGGCATAGTGAAAGGCAACAAGGATCCCGCGAGGATGGGACGACTCAAGGTGTTCATACCCAGCCTGGTAAAGACAGAAAATCCAACCGAGAAACAGTTGATAACCTGTGATTACCTGTCACCGTTCTATGGTGCCAAGGGAGAACAGTACGCCAACGGAGCGTCAAGGGACTACACGGACTCACAGCACTCGTATGGTTTCTGGGCTGTGCCACCTGACCTAGACACCAAAGTATTGGTCATATTCGCCGAGGGCAAGATGGACCAGGCCTACTGGATAGGCTGTGTGCAGGACCCATACACCAATCACATGACCCCGGGCATAGCGGCCAGCGCCAACACCTGGGACAAGACCACAGGGGAGCAGGAAGGCCCGCCGGGCGCACAACAGACACTCATCGACAAGCAAAAGGATTATGGAACCAGGACGGTGCCAGCTGGAGAACTCAACAGGAACACTCCGGGCGCACTGGTCAACGGCAACTACGAGTCAACACCAAAGCCCATACACCCCTTCGCTGATGTGTTGCTGAAACAGGGATTGATAGCCGATCCAGTCAGGGGTACGACTACGTCATCGGCCAGGAGGGAGACCCCCAGCCAGGTCTTTGGGATATCCACACCCGGACGCAAGGACACCGGCACGCCGAAACAGAAGGTCGGGGCCAAGGACTCCGAGGCCACGGACTATGTCACGAGGACATCAGGACACACTTTCGTCATGGACGACGGCGCCACAGATGGCACCAACCAGCTCACGAGGTTGAGGACGGCAAGCGGACATCAACTGTTGATGCACGACACCGAGGGCGTGGTCTACATAGCCAATGGTTCTGGAAATGCCTACATCGAGATGCAGAGCAACGGCAGGATAGACATCTATTCCGGGGTTGGTGGAATCAACATGAGGACCGAGGGTGACTTCAATTTACATTCGGATTCCAACATCAACATGCACGCCAATGGTCAGGTGAGATTCAGTTCCGCCAAGGAGATGATACACTCCGCGGATCTGCTGTTGAACCTCGGGGAGAAGGGCATACTGAACAGTTCACAGGCGGGATCCGTGAGGGACTACGCCAGGGACGGCATATCGTCATTCACGAGTGGTACACAGTTACATGGTGCCTCAGGACAGATTCACCTAGCGGGATCACAGGTGCACTTCAACTCCACAGGTGCCAGTAGCACTTGGGGACCAAGTTGGCTAACACCGGAAAAGGCTGGCATACAGATCAGGGACGAGGGAGATGTTGAGTTGGCACAGAAAGGAATCAGACCTCTAGAACAGTTCACCAGGAAAACAAAAACGACAGTGCACAGGTTCGTCACACACGAACCCATGTTCAGGGCCAGTGTGATTGGCAACGATGGCATCATTCCTATTGACAGTGATGACAAGAAGAGATGGAGTCAGTTGGCCAACACACCGGGCACGGCGGAATTCATAAACAACCAGAACAGGCTCAGTGAGAACAGCGCGATCAGAGATGCGCAGTACCAAGCGGACGCGCTGGAGTACGTGAAACAGAAGATGGGGTCAAGCACTGATGCCGCCAAGGCCAGACAACTACTATCTGATTTTGGAACAGCATACAATGACATATACGGCATAACGGGCAAGGTCGATCTACCATTCGAAATAAAGGAAAGCATATCAGAGAAGATTAAGAATTCCGAATTTGTTTCAGACGCGACCAATTCGATAAAAAATCTCACATCACAGGTGGTGGAGAAATTCAGAGGTGACAACGTGGAACTGTTCAAGGACAACGTGTTCGTCAACCAGGCCGGTGAACTGTTCACGCTGGGTGGTGGTGTGGATTACAGCAAGTTCCTAGGAGGAGATCTCAAGGGATTCGCCACTGACGCCGCGAAGACCTATATGACAGGAGTCGGTAGGAAGGCCATCGAGGAATTGACCACGGGTAACCTGAGCAAGAAGGGAGCCGCGACCGCCAGGGACATAGCGATGGGGGGCGGTTTTGGTGGTGGAGTGAGAAACATCGATCCAACGTTGGGAACATTGAACAGCGTGACAAAGACATACTCCAGTGTTGTGGGAGGCAAGATAGTGGGCATGAACCAGGTCAAGAGCCTGGCCAGCAAAGCGGGACTGTTCAACGCCAGGGACGCCTCTAGATTGGGACAGAGTTTCCTACAGAACGTGGGAGTGAACCTATCCAGCAAAATAGGTGCCATAGGTGGTGCGGTCAAGACATTCTTCAGTGGATTCAAATTCAGTGACCAAAGATTGAAGGAAGACATAAAACTAGTTGGCAAGTCACCTTCAGGCATCAACATATATTCGTTTAAATACAAACACACCGATGGAACATACGAGGGCGTGATGGCACAGGAAGTTCCATGGGCGAGAACAATGACAGACACAGGATTCTACATGGTTGACTATAGTAAAGTGGACGTGGAATTCAGGAGATTGGACTAATGGCATACGGTGAGAACGGATCAGGTGGCAAACTAACAGACAAGTCAGTGACCTTCAAGGGTTTCAGTAGCCGTGCGGACAAGCAGAACTTCAAACTGTACGACTTCGAGGTGGCCAAACAGGACCTCATCAACAGGCTTTCCGTCAGGAAAGGTGAGCGTGTGGAGAATCCCGAGTTCGGCACGATCATATATGACGCCATATTCGAGCCTTTCACGGAACAACTCAAAGAGGCCATAGTGGAGGATGTGACGGCAAATCTCAACGCGGATCCTCGCATATCCACACAGGAGATACTGGTCACAGAGGCGGACAAGGGCATAGCCATACAGGCAACCATCACATACGTGCCGCTGAACATCACTGAGAAACTGCGATTCAACTTCGACGAGAACTCGCTTCTGCGTCTATCTTAATAAGCGCATATTACCTCGCACATAAATACCGTTGTATATACAATGGCCACAACAGACAGACAGAACCGATTACTGGTAGCCGAGGATTGGCGCAAGATCTATCAGGCCTTCCAACAGGCTGATTTCAAATCATACGACTTCGAGACGCTGAGAAGGACCATGGTGGCCTACCTGCAGGAGAACTATCCAGACGATTTCAACGACTTCGTTGAGAGTTCGGAGTACGTTGCCCTCATTGATCTCATAGCCTACATAGCACAGGCACTTAGTTTCAGGGTGGACCTCAACGCCAGGGAGAACTTCCTGGAGACCGCTGAGAGAAGGAATTCTATCCTAAGGTTGGCGAGGCTGATCAACTACAACGCCAAGAGGAATCTTCCAGCAACAGGCCTGTTGAAAATTGACAGCATATCAACAACACAGAATGTCAATGACAGTTCAGGCACCAACCTAGCGAATTCTACTATAATTTGGAATGATTCCGCGAACTCCAACTACAGGGAACAGTTCATCGCGATACTGAACGCGGCCAACCAGACCGGACAACTGTTTGGCAGTCCCAGGGAAAAGAAAAAGATAGGAGGTGTAGACACAGAGGTTTACACATTAAGTTCCAACCAATTAGATCTGCCCATATTCACATTCAGCAAGAGCATTGGAGGCACCACCAGACGTTTTGAGATTGTGTCCAGCGCCGTCAATGACAGTGATTCCATATACGAATCATCACCAGTGCCCGGCACGGGACTCACGTACACGTACAGGACCGACGGTTCCGGAGACAGCAGTAACAAGACAGGATTCTTCATGCTGTTCAAACAAGGAACCCTGGAGAGACAAGAATTCACAGTGGACACTGCCATAACAAACTACGTAAAAAGTTTTGATGTGTCCAACATCAACAACTCGGATGTTTGGTTGTACAAACTTGACCAATTTGGACAGATAGCAGAACAATGGACCAAGGTACCTGCGCTGACCGGCAACAACGCAATCTATAATTCTTTATCCAAAGACATCAGGAACATCTACAATGTTGTCACAAAGAACAATGATGCCATAGATCTTGTGTTCGGGGATGGAAATTTCTCAAACTTGCCACTGGGCTCTTTCAGGACTTACTACAGAACCAGTGACAACGCCAAATATGCCATACAACCTGCCGACATGCAGGGGATTTCATTGTCGGTGCCGTACATCGATGCCAACGGATCACAGCAGACGTTGACCATGTCGGTCAGTCTTAAACAGTCCGTGTACAACGCCGCGGCCACAGAATCCAACGATTCAATCAGGGAGAAGGCCGGACAGGTGTACTACTCACAGAACAGGATGATCACAGCAGAGGACTACCAAGTGGTTCCACTTTCAGCATCACAGGAGATAGTGAAGGTTAGATCAGTAAACAGGTCTGCCTCGGGCATAAGCAGAGCAAAAGAGATACTGGATCCCACGGGAGCCTACTCCAACATTTCGGTGTTCGCGGAGGATGGCATACTGTACAGGGAGGAGACAACCCCGACATTCACTTTCACGTTCAACAACAGGAGTGACATACAGTCAGTGATTGATCTGTCCGTTGAATCAAAACTCAAAGAGGCCTACTCGAGACAGTTCTACTATGACAAGTATGACACAAAGAGCCTGACATCTCTGACGGCGACATGGAATTCTTCAACGACCACGACCAACACCAACACAGGTTACTTCACTTCGGGAGGAGCACTAGCAACTGGGGATTCGGCAACTTCGAATCTGAAATACGCCAAGCAGGGTGCCTTGATCAAGTTCACATCACCAGACACGAGAGAGTTCCTCAATGGTACTCTCGTGACATCTGGCACTGTCAATGCCGAGGATCGAGCATGGGCCAAGATAAGTGGCGTGGTAGGCGATGGTGCCAACGGCGGACTGGGGAACCTATCCACCGGCGTGGGACCGATCACGTTGAACGACATAGTGCCCCATGGCGCAGTGCTCAACGCGGTGATACCCAATTTCACAACATCATTTTCTACAGTACTGGAGGCAGACATCATAGACAGGATAGAGGCCTACGAGGACTTCGGACTGAGGTATGACATAGACAACGAGGAGTGGAGGGTGATAACCACGACAAACCTCAGCACCAGCACCGTATTCAGTCTGGGGAACACAGGTAACACGGCCGGCACGAATCTGGACGCCAGCTGGTGGTTCAAGTTCACCAATGACGGAAACACCTACACTGTTCATTACAGGAAACTGGACTACATATTTGAGTCAGAGGCACAGAACAAGTTCCATTATGATGTCGAAGAGCGAATTTATGACTACACCACGGGGAATGTGGTCAAGGACACTGTCAAGATACTTAAGACCAATTCCATAGTGTCAACGGGCAACTCCATAGGTTATCCACTGACATGGCAGGTGACGGACACCGTGACGGAAGCGGACGGGTTCCAAGACAACAGGAAGATCAAGGTTGGGTTCTTTGACAGCGATGACGACGGTGTAGTTGACAATCCAGAACTGTTTGACATATTCGTTGAACCAGACACCTCGGTGGCCAGCAAGTTCGTGTTCTTTGAGAAGTACATATCCTATGACAGCATAGACAGGATCAGACCATACGCGGCGTCAAACTTCATTGTGACGGAAAATGAGTCAGACATCAATCTCAGCACCACGACCTATACCGACGGTCAATTGTTCTATTTCTATGCGGACACGGAGAACGTGATCAAGACATACAGCGCCGCCACCAACACCTTGACCACCACAACGGACTACACAGCAAGGAGAGGCAGGAGTTCGATAGATTTCCAGTACAAGCATCACGCGGGACAGGAGACCAGGATA